TTTTATTTCTCACTTTTTAACAGTTTAATTTTATTCAGAATTGCTCCGAACGGTGCTAAGTGTAACTTAACTTAATCAAAGTCGTCAACACTTACGTTTATAGATGGTCGTTTATCTGATTCAGGCGCTAAAGTGGGTTTACCTTCTGGCTTGATAATGGCGCTTTGAATACCTTTGGACTTGGTTTTACCTAACACCTTCTCAGCTTTAGCGGGTGTTAAAAGCTTTTTCTCAAACGCCTCATCGCCTAGTAAATCCTCAAGCAATAGTTCGGCGGCTTTTTCATCCTCCCACTTTCGCAATGATCTACCGGCAACAAGTTTAAAGCCTGGAAACTCTTCGCCTTTTTGCAGACGCTCGTTGACTAAGCTTTCAACAGCATCGAGCCATGAGACGATCAACTTTTTAGACTCTAATGCTTTTCTAAGTTGTGCATCACTCAGAGTATCGGCGTTTGGGGGATCAAGCTCATCAAAGCCTGACATAATAACCGCCTCAGTGTGAGACTTTAACGCTGGACAAGTCGCTTTGGCTTTACACCAATGACACTGTTTTTCGCCAGGTGTGCGCGGAGCGTCACCTTCGTTTATCCGTTGCGCTTGTTCAGATACCCACGCCCCCCACTTTAACAGGTTTTCAACCGATACTTCCCAAACGTCAATGTGATCCAAGCGAGGTTGTACAATGTGGATACGCACAGTGTTAAAATCGTATATGAACCCGTACTCAGAATAAGCCCCTAGCGCGTACAACAAACCTTGCGGGTTCTCTTCAGCAAAGACTTGCACACCTTTACCGTACTTTAGATCAATAATATCGAGCGTATCGCCGTTTATTGCTATTACGTCGGACGTACCAAAGCCCTCTGACACCCAGTCAGTATAATCCACGCGCTCCTCATAAAATTGGACGCCGCCGACTGAGGTCACATAATCGATATATTGTTGCACATAGTCGGCCATTTCTTCGCTAACAACGTGCGTGTTCATTTCGATTAAGAAATTACCAATATGGTCGTGAGCACAACCACCCTTTTCCAAAACAATCTCGGCTAGTTCATGAGCCGCGCTACCTTCATCAGCGTTGGCGCTAGAGGCGGCTTTCAAGCCTTTTTCCGCTTCGATAGAACCCAGGCAGTTTAACCACCTATGAGCGCTTGACGCGCTCAATCTTGCGTGTTGAGTCATTACAGCGCCCCTATCTTTTCATAAGCTTTTATCAGGTCGGCGTGTGAAAGATCATCAACCACCTTCGCCCCTAAATCAGTTAGGATTGCTCTCACTTCCACTTTTAGCCCTTCTCTCGACTTGACCATGCACAAGTCTCTCAGTGTGTCAGGTGTAATTCTCGACTCTTCCGACTCTTCGCTTTGCTCGGGAGTTTCAAGTTGGTCGCTTTTCGGAGCCTGGACAGGCGTTTTTTGCGCAGCGCTTGAAAAGAATTGAGCGAAGTTGTTGTTCAGTTGTTCAATTTGCTTAGTCAAGTTTTTAATTTCTGTTTCTAACATTTTACCTTTTCTCCTATTTTGTGTTAAGGTGCGCTTACTTTAAATTGTTAAGGAGAGCTTTGCAAGTGTATCACAAGATTATTTCCCATTTCGGCACACAAGCGAATCTAGCTAGAGCGTTGGGCGTGTCGCGTGTCGCGGTGACTCAGTGGAAGACTGAGGGTATACCCGCAAACCAGGCTATAGAGATCGAAAGAATAACAGGCGGTAAGTTTAAAGCCGTTGATATAAAAGGGGTGAAAGAATGACTATAGGGGTTTTTCCGTTAGATAAGAAGAAAGCGCCAGCGGTCGGTAAGGGTGTCGATTGGCGACAGTATGAAGGTGAAGCGAACACACCTATGATCGGTGTAGCGGTTCCAGATGGCCTGATTGTTTTAGACGTTGACTTATACAAAGGGGTGGTTCATGAGGATATTGAAACGGCGTTAGGGTGTCCGCTTGATTGGGACGGTGCCGAGCTTCAAGAGACTTTGAACGGCGGTGTACATTACGCTTTTCGCGTAGGTGTGGGGTTAAACCTGAAAAACGGTAAAGACTTATTGGCTGTGAAAGGTTTTGACACCAGGTCAGCGGGTAAAGGTTATATAGCAACGGGTGAAGGGTATCGGGATTGCACGTTTGTGGGTGTTGTCGAGGCGCTTGGTGAACCCGACTTGTTCCCCTATCTACCCTCCAAAGCTGTTGAGAAGTTAAGCGCTGGCGCTGTTGTCGAAGATGATTTTATGGAAATGGTTGTTTCCAGACCTTTAGAGATTAATTTCGAAGAGGTTGAAATGTACATGAATAAGTTATCAGAAGTTGATGCGGCTGACAATTGGGAAACTGTCATGTTCGGCCTATATCACCAAACGGGCGGGAGCGCTGAGGGTTGGAGGCTGTTTGATGAGTTCAGCCTTAAATGTCCTGACAAGTACAACGAGAGGGTGAATAGAGCGCGTTGGGAGTCTTGCGGTAAGAATAGAAGCAACAACCCTATCACGTTTGCTAGTGTCATCACGTTAGCGGGTGGTCAGGGGGTTATTCAAACCGACAAATTCGAGATCTTGAAAACAAAAGTCCAAGGTTGTTTGGACAAAGTTGAATTAGGCGAGGTTGTGAAAGAGGTCGCTGCGTTTGAAATGGACGCGATCAACAAAGCCTTAATGTTAAAAGTTTTATCAAAACAGTTTCAAGCCATTTACGGCGAGAAGTTCACAGAGTCGCAGATCAAAAAGGTTTTAAAGGGTGGTGCTACGTGTGGTAATAAAGGCGCTTATGTTTCTGACTATATCTTTTTAACGTGTAAAGGCGAGTACATGCACCGCGAAACAAAGTCGATGATGGGGCCGAGATCGTTTGACGTGCAATATAATAGAGAAACCCCGCCTGATGCCGACGGAGTTCCCCAAAGCGCCACCGTTTACGCTAACAACATTATAGAATGCGCTCACGATGGAATGTATGCGCCTGCTTTTGACGACACTTTCACTTATAGCGGCGTCAAGTATTTTAATATATATAAACCGACACAGTTAGAACGTGTTGAGAACGGTAAAACAGACATAGTTGATAGGATTTTAGGTCATATTGCACATTTATTACCCAAAAAAGAAGAGCAAGAGCTTGTGATCAATTACCTAGCGCATAACGTACAGTTCCCAGGTAAGAAGATGCAATGGGCAATGATCCTGCAAGGTGTTGAGGGTGACGGAAAAAGCTTTCTCGCTGAGATGATGAAGCATGTGTTAGGTGAGTATAACTGTCGCACAGTCACGGTTGAATCACTCGATGAGAAGTTCACAGCCTGGGCGGAAGGCAATTGCATGGTGTTTATTGAAGAGTTAAAGCTCGACAATTATAAAAAATACGAGACTTTAAACAAGCTGAAGCCTTACATAGCCAATCCAACTGTACCAGTTCGCAGGATGCAACGTGACGTATATGAAGCGATCAATACTACAAATTATTTTGCTTTGACCAACTTTAAAGACGCTTTGCCTATCGGTGATAATGATCGGAGATATTGCGTGTTGTTTTCGCAGTGGCAATCGAAAGAAAAGTTAATGAGCTGGATGGGTAAAAACCCGAATTATTATTCAAATCTTTATGACGATATGCGAGAGAACGCTGGCGAGATTTTAGACTATTTGCTGAGTCATAAGATACCCGATAGCTTTTTTAGCTTTAATCGTGCGCCTGACACTGACGCAAAAAGGCAGATGATCAGTATCGCCAAAAGCGATGATTTCTTACTTGTTGAAGATGCTTTGGAAGAGTTCCAATGTTGGGACATTAACAATGAAGTGATAAATATAACAAAATTACAGAAAGAAATTGACGAGAGTTACGACTCGAATTACACACATTTTCCAAAAGCAAGCAGGTTGAAAAACATACTTTTGGACATGGGTTTCCATAATATCGGACGATATAAACAACGTGGAAGCCGTAAAAATCAAACCGTTTATTGTAAAGATGAAAGCAAAAAAGCGGCTGATTTTGCGGAAGAAGAGGGTGGTGTATATGTCCCCTTTTAACCTGTGACAAACTTGAACCACGATGATTTAAAAGTGGGACACCAAAAAAATTGTCCCAGATCGAGTTGGAAATACCCAAGTTTGTCCCTAATACTTTTTAAAACATGGGACACTAAAAAACCTTTATATTTCTTATATTTACATCTATATGGGCCAGTGTCCCAGGTATATATTAAAAAGATATGTGATATTAAAAATATAGTAAAAAATACGTATATATGTGTTTTTTACACATATAGAGCTCTTTGTTCGAAAGTACCTGGGACCCTGGCCCACTTTGAAACAGAAGGATATTGAACTTGACTTTTGTCCCTCAATACCTTAATATCCCATTTTCATTTTAAAGAGGTTTGTGAATATGACTATTAAAATCGATAAAGGTGTTGAAAGCCCTTCCATAACGATTCGAGGTAAACGAACTAAAATATTAATGAGTATGAAACCAGGCGATAGCTTTTTAGACGAAGGGAAGACGATTCAAACATCAAAGTGGTATGAATCTGCTAAAAAGTTAAACATCCGTAAAGAGGGTGTTACTTTTGCCGGTAGAACCGTTGAAGGTGGTGTTAGAATTTGGCGAACAAAATAAAAAGTATTG